TCCTACATGGGATGAACTATCACAAAATACTACAGCCTCTGTTGCTCCTACATGGGATGAACTATCACAAAATATGCCACCACCTGTAGAGCAAGAGCAAGAGACATCTTTTGGTAAAGGATTTGTTGAAGGTGAAAGCTGGACTCAACAGGCAGGTGATCTTGTAGGTGCTGTTACTGGTATGGCCCCTCTTATTACCTATCGTGATGAGGATGGTTATGGTCTAGGTTATAAATCAACAGAAGAAATATATGGTGAAGGATTTGCTGATGCTTCTTTTGATGAAAGACGTAAGATGATAACAGATGAAAGGGCGCGTAAGATAGAAGAAGATTATGGTGACGTTGAAGGGAGTACGTTTGGTAATATTGCAGGTATGTTGTTTGATCCCACAACTGCTCTACCTGTAGGTGCTACCTACAAAGGCATGGCTGCTATCGGTGGTGCTGTAGGGGGCACTTACTCAGCTACAGATCAAATGCTTAATAAGGGTTCTGTTGACCCACTAGAGGCAGGACTACATGCTGTAGGTGGTGCTGTACTAGCCCCTGTTGGTGGGTATGTGTTCAATAAAGTAGGTGGAAAGATAACTGAAAAGATTGCTGTAAAGAGTGCTAACAAAGCAATAGACGATGTGAATACATATATCTCTCATCATATATCTCTTGGTGCTACAAAAGCAGGAGCCACAAAGATTGCTCTTGAGCGTACAGGACTAACTCCTGATGGTGTAACTAAGGCAGAAGTATTAGCTAATAGAACAGTACATATTCCTAAGAAAGCAGAAGCTGTGGCATTAAAAGAAGTAGGCAATAAAGTAAAAGCTACTAGCAATTTGTTTGAAGGAATCTCTTCTCGTATAAAAGAACACTCACCAAGGCTATGGCAAGTTCTTAGATCCTTTGAAGAGAAGCAAGCTATTGAGTTATCCACAAGAAAGAAAGAGTACATTGAACCTTTTATAAAATCATTGAAAGGGTACAGTGATCTAGAGTTAGTACCTATACATAATCACTTAATGAATAGAAACTTTGCAGCAGCAAAAAAGTTAATGACTAAGGGTGGAGAACCTGAGTTAACAAGACTTAATAAAATGATGAAAGCTGATGGTAAAAAGTTTGAGAAGATAGTAGGAAATAACTATAAGGCTCTTACTAACTACTTCCCCCGTAAGGTAAAAGATTTAGATGGCCTACGTGCTGCGTTAGGAAGAAAAAGCGCAACAGCAGCATCAGGTTTAGACGATAGGATAGAAAAGATACGGATAAAGGAAGGGGTTAAAACTGTACAGGAGATTTCTCAAAGGGGAATGACTGAGGCTGTAACAAAAGCAGTTAATATAGCCTACCCTAAAGCGTTAGGTGGTGCTAAAGCCTCTCGTACTGTTGATAAAGTTCCTTTAGAGTTAATGAAATACTACGAGGATCCAGCTACTTCATTATTAAAATATGTTGAGTCTTCAACTAGGGCTTTTGGAAAGACTGAGTTATTAGGCAAAGGACTTACACAAAAGAAAAGTGATCCTGCGGCTGAGTTATATAGAGTTCTTGGTGAAGAGAAACAAAGAGGACGGATCAGCACTGCACAGTTTGAGGACATTAAAGAGTTAGTTCGTTCTAGGTTTACTACTGGTGAACAATCTATGAACTCTACTTTAGCTGCTATTAAAGACATAGGTTACATGGCTACACTAGGACAGCTAAGGTCAGCAGCTACTCAGATAAAAGACTTAGGTACATCAGCTTACCTCCACGGGGTAATGCCTACTATCAAAGGGGCTTTGTCTGTAAGGAGTAACATACTTGACAAGACAGGTCTTGCAGATACTGTGTCAGCAGAAATGGCAACCAGCCAAGGCACTACTAAGTTACTTAACTCAGTGCTTAAGCTGAGTATGTTTCGTGCTGTTGATAGGTTTGGTAAGCGTACACTACTTGAAGCCTCTAGGATTAAAGGGACTAAGTTAGCCTCCTCTCCTAAAGGGGTTGCTATTCTTAGAAAGAAGTATGGTGAGGCGTATGGTAATGACTTTGATAATTTAGTTACAAGTTTAAAGAATGGTACTGATGATGAGTTAACTAGCTTATACAGGTTCCATGAACTATCCGATACACAACCTGTATCTCTTCTTGAGATGCCTAAGATGTATTTAGATATGCCTAATGGTAGAATATTCTTTGCACTAAAATCATTTGCTCTTAAGCAGTTAACTCTTTTACATAACGATGTAATTAAAAGAGGTAAGGGTGGTGACAAGAAAGGTGCTGCTCTCGCTTTAACTAGGTATGCTGCTATGATAGGTATTGCTGGTGGTACAGTCGATGAAGCTAAAGAGGTTATGGCTGGTGGATCATTTGATCTTGAGGAGATTCCTGAGAAGGTCAAAGACAACCTACTATCAATGGTATTCTTAAGTAAGTTTGCTATCGGTGATATTTCTAAAGGAGATTTCAGTTCTGTTGTAGGTGATATAGTAACTCCCTCAGTAGCACCTTTAGAGGCTACTATTCAAGACACTGTTAGATATTATAATGGTGTACCAATAGGGGAGAGTGAGCAACCTGTTAACTTAATCAAAACATTCCCAGTTATAGGCAGGATTATTTATGATTTGGCTTTAGGTGGTAAGGAGAAGGATGAGGAAAGGAAGCAAAGAGATTACATGGAAAGTCTAAGGGAGTAATAAATAAGGGGGCTTGATTGCCCCCTATAAAGTTTCCTAGGAAACTATTCTTTCTTAAGGTTCTTACGTTTAGGTTTCTCTTTAAGAGGAGGTAGTCCCTTAACACTTCTCATGATAGTAGCCAGTGCAGATTCAGTTACCTGTACTGTCCTACCACTAGTGAGTGATATGTTCCTAGCTTCCTCATCAATAAATACTACTTGGTTAATATTCAACCAATGTTGATTTAACTTTAGCCACATTTTCCCTCCAACTCAAACTCTATTAGCATATCAATACAGTGCTTGGCCTTAGCTAGGTCTTGCAGTGGCGTACCCTTGTCCAGATAACGAGTCACATACTTGATTGCTGTATGCTGTAAAGCATTCAACTCATTAGCCATAGAATACTGCATAGGCTGTATAGCTAGGTTAGTGTAGTGATCACCTCCAACTTGAGTGTCACTTGCTAACTTACGCATATCAAACAAAGGTTCTATCTTTGTAAAATCTCTTTCTTCAATCATAGTCTTCCTCCCATTCATCATATAAAGTTTTCTGCCAGTTAGACTCATACACCTGAGACTCTATCCTAACAAAGTTTCTTTTGATAACATCTTCAAACCTATTGACTATATCTTCAGCTTCTAATTGCAGTACATCAACAAGGATAACCTCATCCAACTGCTTCAAGCGACCTTTCAACTCTTCCAAAGTTAGAGCCATAAGTCCTCCGTAGATACGCCATTGATACAGGCAACTCATCAAAGCTACCATCATGTACATCATTGAACACCCATAGACCAGACCATGATCCGTTAGTCTGAGGGTTAAGGTATGACTCGTCATGTTGATAGTAGATACCAGCAAACAGACCTGTCATATTTAAACCATCAGCCCTACGTGCATAAGCTATGTCTCTATCTTGGACATGGCCCATGACACAACTCATGTACTTCTTCTGTAGCAGTAGCTTGGCAGAAGACACTGGCCTACCCATAACACCAGAGGTAAAGTAGTGACAGTATGCCACACCATCTATGACGATAGGGTCTAAGAAGTCTTGCACTTCCCATCCTTTAAGATCAAGATCAGCAAAACTAATCAGACCATCTAGCTTTGAGTCGTGTTCAATAGCACGTTCAATACGATACTCATGGTTGCCTAGTAAGTATACTAAGCGAGGATTCCATTGCTTTTTCTTTCCATGCTTAAGACGTAACTGTTCTCGTTTGATAGGTGCTAGGAACATCTTCATTGCTTCATTACCTGCTGCAATGTCCTTAGTGTAACGCCTACCTTCAAAACTCTTAGTCCCTACATCATAGCTGCTAAGACTTGGCATGTCCCAATGATCACCTAGATGTACGATCACATCAGGTTTCATCTTAACTGCATAGTGTCCAGCCCATGTCATATGGTCATAGTTAGAATCAGGTTTGCTCTGAGTATCTGGTATAATTAGATGTCTCATTTCTTCTTCCTCTTAGTTCGTTCTTCTCGCTCATCACGGGTCTTAGTCCCATGACATGCATAACATAGAATCTGATACCCATCTTCCTCTAAGAACATACGAGTGATGTAGGTATTCCAATCTATGAACCCTTGTGAAGGATCGACAACAGGGTTAATGTGATCAACAGCAGCATTATTCCTACGTCTTGACTGACCCCTAAGAGGTGGCAAAGTAGCAGGGCCAACAGTACCACAGCCAGCACATAAGTACCTCCCAGTAGAAACTCTAGCAGATTTCTTAACATCAGCTTTGACACCCCATTTACTATGCGCTCCACGTAGAGCAGAGATTATGAAAGACTTGTGTCTAGCTTCTGTCCATCGTCCGTTGTTACGGGTCTTGGCGGTTGCCATATCTCATCATCCTCTCTGCGTAGGTGCAGTAGTATTCCATTTTCAATAGCACGTTCTTCACTACCAAGTTCTTCAACACATGTAGCATACATTTCTAACTCAGTCTTACCTTCCAATAGCTTTGCAGCTTTCTTAGGGCCAACGCCATAGACACCTTTGATGTTGTCAGCGTTATCACCTACTAGGAATTGCATATAGAAATTATACACAGCCTCCTCCTTGGTAATATAAAAGAGTTTCTTCTTAACGAAGTTGTAATGCCCACACACAAGTTGATAGAAGTCCTTGTCTAGTGAAACGATTATTGCTTCTGGGTTCTGTGTTGCTCTGATAGCAATCCTATCATCTGTCTCTTCACCTTGAGTGACGACTGCACCATGCTCCTCTACTAGGTAGTCCCGTAGAGCAGCAATGTGCGAAGGTTTATTGTTTGACTTTCTGTTACCCTTATACTCAGCAGTAACAGCATAGTCATGACGAAAGTTATCTGGCCCAGTTAGGTACAGTTCAACGTCATGTGCCTCATCGTCAGAGTCCATCACTAAATCTTCAATGATGGTAGTGAGGTAGTTGGTCATAGTCTTACAAGCAACTTCCTCACTCTCCTCCTCACAGGCGAAGCCGATACGATAACAGAATATATCAGCGTCTATGAGAAGTAACATCTATAACTCTGGTACTTCATCAAAACCTGCATCGTCCTTGGTGAAGACAACGAGATCATCGACACGCGCCTTGGATAAACCAACACCAACACCTGTCTTACCCTTGAAGTTATAGTCGTAGGGCTTGATGATGAACGTACACTTACTACCATTACCTACTGGCTTGTCCATCTTGAACCCGTCAACATCCTCAACGCGAGGTGCATACTTGGTTGACTTGGCAGTTACAAAGTAACCACGATCATCACCCTTGTTCTTAACACTGATGCCCATACCTTCCAAGCGATCTACTTGTTCCTCAGATAGCTGACTCACATCAACTTGATACTTGTCTGACATTTCATTCTTCTCTAGGAATGAGAACCAGAAAGCGGTGGCTTGGATCTTTACTACTTCATTTAGATTTTGCATGGATTTTAATTCCTTAATAATTTAAAAGTACACTAGACCTAATTGCAAAGTTTCCTAGGAAACTCTAGTGTGTTTCTGCCCAAGTGGAACCTATCTTATAGTCACCATCTAATGGACAATTCATATCGAACCACTCACCAGCTTCTTTGATAGCAAGCTTACCTAACTTACCTACCGAATCGGCATAGTCTTCAGTGGTTTCTATTTGCCACTCATCATGTACATTAGCAACTATCTTAAACCATATCCTGCGCTTAGTTAGTTTCTCATGTAGTATGACCAGTGCTTTCTTCATCACTACAGCACCTGCTGATTGCAATAAAAAATTCAATGCTGAATGCTCTGACTCAACTCTAAGTCTTCTGCCGTCCAGCCCTAGTAGTGTACCATTTGTACGCATAGCGGTCAACACTTTCTGCTTCAGCCTAGCGTAGGCAGGTAGGTTCTTCATGAACTTATCAACCAGTTGCTTACCCTTATGAGATGAGCCTCCAGCGATCTGTCCTATCTTGGCACTACCTCCACCATAAATCAGAGCGTACACAAAAGTCTTAGCCTGATCTCTCGTTTCTAAGCCAGCCATCTTCTGATTGTATGTATGAATATCACCATCCAATAGCTGCTTGGTATAGGCTTTATCATTCATGTAGTGGGCAAGCATTCGTAGTTCTAAACCAGAAGCGTCTATGCCTACCAGTACATTACCCTCATCAACAATCCAACAGGCTCGACAGTCAGTGCCATACCATGAGTCTCTTCCCCATAGTAACTCACCTGTCTTCTTGTCATGCTTACTGGCTGGCACTTGAGCCATGTTAGGACTCTGATGTGTCATACGTCCAGAGACAGCACCATTAGTTATCACACGACCATGTACCCTACCATCATCAGCCACTGCATTGACCCAGTTATCTATCTGACCTACTCGCTTCTGTAAGGTTAGGTACTCACCTATGAGCCTCGCCTCTGGTAGATCAATGGATGCTAGAGTCTTCTCATTGACAACGATGTTACCCTTCTCAGTCTGGTCTTTGAATACTATTCCTTTTCCTTGGAGGCGTGAGGCAATTTGCTTTCTGCTTCCGAGGTTGAAGACTGTGACTTTATCCTTGAGTTTCTTTCCTGTCTTTTCCGAGACTCGTTCCTCCACCAAGGGAGGGAAGACTTCTTGGACTTCTCTTTCGAGGGCATTCATACGCTCCATAAGGTCAGTTAATAACTCGTTAGCCCTGTCAATGTCTAACTTAAAACCATTGCTCTCTTGCTCAGATGTTATAACAGCAACATCATGCTCAAGTTGTATGCTCTCTTCAGAGAAACCATCCTTACTTAGGGCGGTAGTTAGGTACTCTTCTAACTTAACTGTGAGTGATACGTCACGCTTACAATAAGTAATCATCTCCTCTGATATACCACCATCGTAGTCAGTGAAGTCTATCTTAGAATAACCAAGACGTTCTCCCCATGCTCCTAGTGAGTGACCACCTGATAGTCTAGGATTCCATAGCCTTGACATTAGCAGTGTGTCCCTTAACTTATTATCAGGGATTACTAGATCCCATAGTTCTTTAAGTTTAGGTGCATCAAAGTTAACAATGTTATGCCCAACGAAGGTCTGATTTCGTACTGAAAGATCTCTTGAACACTTGTCCATTACCTGCATTGGATTCCTCAGTACGCTTATTCTTTTCTCTCCTGTTATGTGCAAGCCACAGCACCATATGTGATCCATAGCCATAGTTGTTTCTATATCTAATGTTATCATTTTCTTCTATTCTCCCTAGTACATAGTTGCCTATCTTACTCATTAATCACCTCTCACATGAGTCTGAACACGACTCCTAAAGAATCCTTCATGGCTA